GCAGTATCTTCGAATATTGCTGCCATTACAGGATCATTAGTAATTTGAGATACGTCAACCTTGGGTGTGGGCTTCTTTTTTCTTCTAGTCGCTGCCAAGAACTCCCTATCACTTCGTGGTGCTGATTTTTTCGACTCCACGATGGTTTTAGAATTTCCTGAAACTGCTGCTTCCGATAATATCTCAACCAAGCATTCTTTTATTAGCTTTTTTAGAATTGTTTTATTTAACTTCGCCATCTTAGTTCGGCTCCACGTCATCTGCTATACCTGGCAAACCGTTTTTGCCTAGGTTCGCTGCTTCTTGGGCAGCTTGAGTAAGGTCATATTGATCATTTATATGCGTAAGCTCAGCCTTGACATGAATATTATCAACTGTTCCAGCAACACCTGTCACGAACAACCGCTTAATCTTCATATCGAGCTCTAGAGTATTGTTGACAGCTAACTCTATATAATTCTTACCAACCTTTACTGCGGAATTTGCTGGGGTAACATCATCTGGTAGGTTAAGGCTAGCAAACGATACGCGGATTGACCTGTTGTTAGAATCCTTATTTGTTATATAGATCTTCTGTGTTATATAAGGAAAGTCTATGTATCCGTTATTGGTGATGTCGTCGTACAATGTCGTTGCCGATGCCCATCCTCGAGGAAATGCCTGAGCATATTTTAAAAACGGCCGACCAGAAACCTGGTATTCACCGACGCTATTAATTCCTGGGCCTGGCCAATTCATCGACATTTTATGTCTTCTTTACTTTTGCTGCTATTCCGGGCAATCCAGAATTATTATTATCAGCTGCATCTTGCGCAGCTTGTGTTAGGTCATAAATGTCATTGATATGTGTTAGTTCTGCGCGAATGTTTACACCTGTTCCGCCCCCGCCTTTACCAGCGATGAATAACCTTTTAACCTTGACATGCATATCGAAAGTTTCATTTTGGGCTAAAACAAAATAATTCTTCCCGACTTTTACTGCTGAATCGCCCGCCGTATCAGCGTCTTCTAAATTAAGACTAGCAAATGCAATTGATATCGCTTGCGCGCCAGTGTTTGTTACAACAACTCTTTTTGTGATATATGGGAAATCTATATAGTCACCAGCGGTGACGTCGTCATATCTGTCTAAAGGATCTGCCCAACCGTTATTATAGGTTTGGCCATACTTTGCAAAAGGGCGACCTGACACCAGGTACTCGCCAACCTCATTAATCCCTGGCTCTGGCCAATTCATTGACATTTATTCCCACTCCAAAATCTCGTTAAAAATTCTATTAATGCGGTCAGACTTGTTAAAAACCTTGTCTAGGTCAGAGCGTTTTACCTCTTTTCCTTCGCGCATCATAAATGCACCAGGGGTTGAAGGCTCGGATACAAAATCCCAGCATATTAGCTGAAAATCATCTTGAACAACCTGATGATCACCTGTACGCTTTGTAGATCCTACTCCGCGAGATGATATTCCAAGTGTAACCCCAGCCTCAACTAGATTTTGTAAAATTTGTCCAGCTGGTGTATCTAGCAACTCCACGGTTCCATAAACAACATCTCCGTCTAGATGCGCCTCCCTAACAATGTGGGAAACATTTTTTAATTCCACAACAGAAGAATCAGGATGGTCACATTCACCAAGAGCCCGGCTTTCCTTAATAAACTTTTGATAATTACGTAATTCTCTTTCCAGGATTGGTAGAGGGTATACTCTTCCATTCTGGTTTAAAGTATTTGCTTTTTGCAAAACACCTTTCATTACAATACGGCCACCATTTAGTTCTTTTGACTCTTCTATCATTTCCTTTGAATACTCAAAGGGAGCCCACTCAGTCAATAGTTTCAAATCGCTCATTTTAATCTCCTGAACAGATTTCATTAGAAAGTTGTGTCAAAGTTAGGTATCTTGAAACCTGTTCATCGTCTAAGGACTCAGTCTTTAACTCCTTAACCCTTGACTCAACGATGTCTATTTTGGACAGCAGCATTTTGTTTTCACAAGATCCCCTGAACTCAGCCAATTCCTTTAAAATAGAAAACTTTACGCCGGCGCACACTTCACTTACTTTTTTTGGAGAATCAGCAAAAGCATATGAGCGTAAAATATTTACTTGGCTATTAGATAAATCATTGGAAAATTTATTTTCAAACTTTTCGCGCATTATCCTTAAAGTTAATGAATTAGCTTCAGGATCGTGCATTGAGTCTATATCCTGAGATTCTTTTTCCTCTGTCAAGTGATCAACTAAGTAACTTTTAAAAGAAACAACGGTTTCGAGGTCTGCACTAGCTGATTCGGAGCACCAGCCGTTAAGCAGTGTCTGAATTGTTGCATGAGCTCGGTAGTCATTGATTCTTCGATCATAAAAGTTTTCCTCGTCCAAGGTGTAGTTAATATCTCGGATCAAAGAAGACTTTTCTTTTCTTAGTGTATCATTATTTAATCGCTTGGCACCTGCTGCCGCTTCGCTAATCGCAGCCAAAGCCTCAGGTCTAGACTTTACGTTAGAAGACAATAGCACTTTAAAGATCTTGTATTCCCTAAAGAGCTCAGAGTTCTTTCGAAAATGCTTTCTTAAAATATCTAATGCTTTTTTTGCTTTTAAGGAATTACCTTCGACTAACGACTCTGTTATGTATTCCGTTAGTTGTGTAAAAATAATTCCGACGTTTCTTTTCTTGTTGTGTTTAACTCTCATCAATATCCCCGGCATCGTTTTCATTAAGCTCGATATCGATTAAATCTTTATCTAACTCAGTCGACTCTGACAACACCCCGCCATTTGGGCTTAGTTTTGTTCCAATACTATGAAAGATATCACGAAGCTCAGGTGTAACAAGAGGCCTCACAACAACATCTTTCATTTTATAACTATTTGCTAAATCAGTCTCTAAACCTTCAAAAGCTGGTTTTAAATAATCATCACCAAAAGGTTTATGCAAACTATCTTGAGATCTACCATGAGTAGTCATGGTTTTAAAGTCTGGCATATGTATTTTTTCATAACGAGGAGTGTTGCCGGATGTGCTTTTTTTCACTGCTGCTTGTGCCTTAAGAGGAGCGTCCTCATCATCCATGCTTAAACTTGATATCTCGTCATCATCTTCATCAGCTGCGGCATCTTCTTCATCTTGCCTGATTGATCCACCATCTAGGATTTTGCCTCGTCTCTCGTCTCCGGCAAATAACCCACCAGCATCGTCTCCACCACCAGCGTCATCTTCACCGCCAGCATCGCCAGCTGCAGCTGCTTCAACATTAGCATCTGCTATCTTGTCAGCCATTCTACCTTCTGCTATTTCAGATATTTGTTTGTCTGTTAGGTTTAGGACATTTTTTTGAACCCATCTTCTGTCTAGCATTCCTTCAGGTACTTTGCCGGCAATGTCAAATCTTGTGCTGATTAGCTCTAACTTTTGTAGCTGCGCGACGCTAGATGGATTAGAAAGCGCTAACTCAAAATCAAGAAGATCTTCATTTTCATATCCATGAATGAATAAATGAATCATTGCAATTTTGTTAAGTTCTGCTAGCACTGTTTTTTGGATTCTTTGGATTGTTCTACTAAAGCGAATATCTTCCTGCGCTAGTGTTGCCTTTGACCCAATTTCTTCATCATACCCTAGATACGCTCTAGGTATCTTAAGCGCTGCGAAAAGCTTTTTTTGTATATATTCTACGTCCTCAATCGCAGCAGTATTTTGGCCACCTGCCAAGGTGTCAATCCTGGTCCCACTATCACCACCGCGTACAGGTATAAAATAGTCTTCGTCAACGCTAAGGGGGTTATACCTTAGGTCTACTTGTCCTGTTGATTTATCAATAACATTAGATTTCTTAAGTGTAGATGTTGCTTGCTCTAAGTAGTTAGGGACATCTTCTGGAGGAACATTACCTACGTCTATATAAAACACCCTTCTTTCAGGAGCGCGAATTACTCGATAAACCAGCATTGCGTCCTCTATTAGGATAAGCTGCCTCCATATCCTTCTAGCAGACTCTAAAACTGATGAGCCGTACGGCAAAAATGCATCATTTCCTAAAAGACGAAAATGGGTAATTTGCCAGTTTTCTAAAACTGAATTTCCTTGGGTTAACCACCTGAACCTAATCGCCCCTGGGTTTTCTGGATCAAACCCCTCTTCTCGCTCAATCTCTGAGATTGGTATAGGAAAAGCGTTTACTATCCCAAAGCTTGGATCTATATCATTAAACAAAAAGAAGTCGCCGTACTTGCATAAGTTACGAACCCACATCACCAAATTAAACTCTATATTTAAGGTGTCGTAAAAAAGGGTTTCTAAAAGATCTTTTTGGTCAGAGTTTTCGCAAAAAATATGTAGTACTTTTCCGGATTCATCTTGACTAACAGTTTCCTCAGCGTATATGTCTAAAGCAGACGCAATTTCCGGTGTAGCTTCCATTTCAGAAAAATCGGAGTATCGAGACATTCTGTCGAATGAACCGTACGCGCTTAACGTATTATTGTAAACATCATTATGAGCCCTTTTAAAAAGCTCAGTTGCTGATGATGTGAAACGAGCGTCTGCGCTGCGAACTTTGCGGCGCACGACAGGCCCACCGCGAAAAAGCTTAGTGAGACGTTGAAATATATTTCCTCTATTATCTACCATAATTCTTCTTCATTATAAAAACTAAATAAGCCACTTAAAATCTAGTGTACCAGAAAGTAGCGTGTTATTGGGATCCAGCAAGACTGGTATTCCTCGAGATGTATATGTGCTATTAAAATGATGAAACGCCTTATCAGCTGTTCGTACTTCTTTATTTCCTGAATTCAAGGCAAACGCGGCAAGCATAGCTTCATTCATGTCAACTGTCTTGGCTTCTTTTGGTCTTTGAACATCTACAATCCATGCGCCAATTGCTAAAGATATAACAAGATCATCATTTGACCCTCGCTGGGCTTGTGCCTTGCCTTTTTGCCAAATAAACGTTTTGAGCTCTTTTATGAGGCGAGTAGAGTATAAGCCTACGCCACCATTCCTTAAGACTTCCTCAAGTTTTGTTAGAATTTTAGCACGGCTGTTCGTTTGCATGCTAAACCCTGCTTTTCCAATTCCACCATTACCATATAACGCGTCAAACTTATATTTTTCTTTTTCGAAATATATTTGCTTGCATCCTGCTTCTTTTAGCTTCATTAAAACAGCGTAACCGTATGTGTTGTTTTCAGGACAAATTGTCGCGTCGCTATATCTTCTGGATGCCTCCATCAATAAATCTGCAAACTGGTCAGGAGGTACCTTTCCTTTAAACTCACAAATAACTTCTGCACTAGTGCAATCAAATACATGAAAAGTAGAATAATCAGCGCCATCACCTCGAGAAACGTCTGCACTGATAAAGTACTCATGAGAAGGATTACAATATTTCCAAACCCAAACATTATTGCTAGGACCCCACATTTCTATTGGTGTCTTTACCTGCATCTGTAGTCTTGCTATATCATCAGCTGTTACAAACGTGTCACCAGATGCCTGAAAATCGCAAAGTAACTCTTGAGCCACCTGTTTTGTCGTTAAATTTCTACATTCTTTCTCAAACCACTCCGCACCTCGCTCTGGATGGACATCCCATGGGAGCTTTATAGAATGAAATTCATTTCTTTTATCCTGTGAAGCTGAGTATAGATCATAATACTGTCCTCCGGCGCCATTAGGAGTACTAACGAGTATCGCCCTACCGCCAGTTGATAAGGTTGGGTAAAGCCCTTTCCACAGTTCATCAAAATTTCTAATAAACGCAGCTTCATCTACAATTAATAAAGACAAAGCCTCAGAACGACCAGCATCCTCAGATGTAGGAACAGCCTTTATCACACTGCCATTTGAAAACTCAATGCCTTGTGTGTTTTTGCTGACAATATCTGTTATCCATAGCCACTTCGGGATTCCTGATAAGGCTGTCTTTACTTTCTTTATAAAGTTTTGAGCAACTGCCAGTTTGGTCGCGATTACAAGGATTGACTTGTCTTTTCTAAAAAGAGCTAGCCAGGTCGCGTAAGCGGCTGTTAAGGTTGACAACCCAAGTTGTCTAGACTTCACTATTATATTAAAGCGATGGTCACGAAACGCATGCAGGCAATCATCTTGAAAATCGTAAGTATCAAAAGATATTCGACCCCTAAGCGGATGCTGGATTTGAACATACTTGTTTATAAAGTAGCTTGGGTCCTTGCCGCATTTGACAATTTCTGCCACCTGTCTTTGTTTCGTGTTTGGGGGCATACTAAACTATGATATCTCTAGCTTAAGAAATGATCTATAATAAGCGATTTTCCTAGGTGAATTTGAAGTGGCGCTTATAAGCTCCACGTCGTCATCCCTACCCAATTCTTTGACCTTTAAAGTTCTGTCTGTTGCCTCTTTAAATTCTGCTTTGATCTTTTTTAGCGCATCAGAAAAAATATCATTACAAGAAGGAGCCAGTTGTCTGACCTGCTCTCTTAATGATTGCTCACTAGAAAAATGAACAATTTGAGATATTTTTAAATCAAGTCTATCTCCTTGTAGGCTATGAGTAACCTTAAGAGTGTCTACAGACTTTCCGAACGTAACATTTAAAGCATTCCCTAATGCTCTTATTTCCTGCACAGTAAACATTTTTACCCCTGTTTTATTAAGTTATTTTGCTTTTTTACTTTTTCTTTCCATATAGAAAGATCTATCTCTGATGGTAAATAGGTCGCATCTTTTTCTAGCGCTCTTATTGGGCCAAGAAAACTTGCCCA